GTTTTCCTAAGTTTTTGAAACGCAAATAAGTACGTTTCCCGGCTAATGTGGATAACAATTTATCTAGCTCGTTTACAAAGGTGTGTAGTACACATCCTAGGGAGAAGCCCTTTGTTGCAATTATCTTAAGATAATAGTTGTTGATAACTGTTGTATTTTGGTTGGAGTTATGTATCTCCAACCAAGACGTAAAAATAAAATACTTAATGTTGTAGAACACCTAGTAGTGTTTTGTCAATTCATTGGATTGACTAATTGTTAGAAAATAGTGTTGGAGTTCCCACATATATGGCCACGCCTGTAGTAGCGGTCTACCAGGTAAGTGCGATGTTCCTCCGCGCCCCAGCACATAACTATGGGTATCATAATAATGTGTCATGGGAGTAGTGCTTGGTGATATCCAAATTTTTCAGGATACGATGGCTGACTCTAATGCAGCATCGATTTTGAATTTAGGTGTCCATGACCGAAATCATGGCAACAACATTGATGATCACGGTAGCCAACGCCGTGGAGGGAGAAGTAATCGTGGACGACGAGATCGTACGATATCAGTATATAGACGTAGTAGAGGTGGCTCCGCGGATAGGAGCAGAGGTGGCTTCGTGGATAGAGGCAGGTTAGAGAGGTTGGAGTCGAGTAATAGTAGTGGGTCCAGTGGAGGCAGATTGTCAGAGTGCGTAGTTTGTAGGGAAGAAAAATTGCGTAGTGTGATGAGAAGCTGTTGTGTTTGCGATCATGTTTTGTGCAAAGAATGTGCTCAGGGCATGGTCCAGGCAACTTTGTTAGGAGATGCAGGTGCATTTAATACGATGCGGTGTCCAATGTGTCGCAATATAAATGAATTTTCAGCTATGATAATGGCATGGGTAGGAGGAACCAATTTGTATGATATTGTATCAGGGAGAGTAACAACTGAAGACACAACGGATGATTTTCGTTCCATGTTTAATGGCAATTCTTTGATGCGTATGAGGCGTAGGGACCGGAACATGCTTAATGCACCAGTTGTTCAGCCCCCATTTCCTATAATTGATTTGCCTGTCTCACCTGTCCCAGCCAGTGGACCCGTTGCTGGGATCAATCAGGGTCCAGTTGCAAGAATTGGGAACATTGGGATACCAGGAGTTCAATCTGGAATTCAACAACAATCTCAATCAGTTTCTGGAGGGCGGCAGGACAACCGAAGTGGAATGGATATAAATGTTAGTAATTCAGCACAACAAACCGTAATACCTCGTACACAATCAGGTAATTTGAACATAGTTGGTAATGATAATAGGATGCTGGATGTTGAATTAGTCGAAACAAGTGTATCAGTGTCGGTTGGAAGATGGTGTAGACGGAGAGAAACATTGCAAGTCATGTTGCCTAGAAATATGTCCTTTGAATTAGTTACAAATTTCTGGTCTGGCCGTACAATAACCGGTGCAAATTTTCAGCTTAGTATTAGGCGAGTTGTAGACATGTGTTCTCAATTAAATATAACACCACAAGTGTCTAGAGATGCAGCAAAATACGTTCCGATAATAGCTTTAACTATGTATAGTAGGGATGTAGAGGACAGAAATGATAGTTTGCGTACCATGGATTTGGATAGAATATTCAATGGAGATGGAATTGTCCCCAGTGTGCCTAATTGGGAGGATAAAGTGGTTATCAATAGTGGATTTTTAATTATGCTTTTTATAGCTTTGGCATCGTTGTGCCAATATATAGCTGGACCAGTATTTTCTGGGCTTGGCCTTCTATTTGGAACGATGATGTTTATCGCTTGTTGTATTTATTGGTTTACCGATGCTGGAAGGAATCTTTTGGAAAGGATAATAGCATGTATTATAATACTAGTGTTTTTAGCTGGTATGAAAATGATATTTGGCAGCTTTGGAATTTTGGCCGGTTCCGTTGTTGTTTTTT